CAATAAGACCTCCATATTTTATTGTTTAGCCCAGCGTATAGTCCACCATGACTGAAAACTGGCTGCTCCGTAGCCTCAGAGCAACATACGCTTCCCTTGGCACGATTGATCAGGTGACTCCAATGCCATCTTACTTGCCTATGTTAGCGGTCCACCAGCCGCTGGAAAAACTTGGTGACTTGACCGAGGTTGGCTACCAAGGTCCTGCGGTCGTGCCGCCAGAAGACCCACGATCGTTGCTCGAGAAACTCATTGCGATTCCGACGAGCTTCCTGTTTCCTAAACAGGCCCAGTCGGATCCACTTGGTGGCTCTGGCGTTTTGCAACGAGAACGCCTCTTCTATCAACGAATGCAGCGCAGCGCCCTCACCGTTGTGTTGCTCGCCCTTCCCCCCCTCCTCTGGATCATTTACGGTCCGATCCGTCGCGTGACCCGCAAGTCCATTCACCACTCCGCTCACAGGTTGGTGGATTGGCTTGATACGGGTTATCACCCTGCATTCTACCAGGGCATTCGCGACCGGTTGGACATTTGGTTCAGCTGGGAGAGGCGATTCTATGAGCTGGGATCGCTAGACTACAACAACTATCGACTCGCCAATGCGGATGGTCGTAATGACCCCCGTGAGACCGTCGACATTCTCCTCTCACCGGAGACTGTTGAGGAGGCAGAAGAGCTCATTGCACTTGCCGATGAGCTCGCGAACTCCAATGACCCCCCCACGCGCCCAGACTATGGTGCCCTACCTAAGGTGCGGGGGTTCGACGCGATCACAGTCAAGTACGCCGCCGAGGCTCGGTTCATCTTTGGCAACCCAAAGTTCACTCCTGCCATGCAGCAGGTTGTGCGCGAGGCCATCTCGCGAAAGATGCGCGAAGACCGAGTCCGTAACGCCGACATCCGGCGTTCCATTGATGAGATCGTCAATTTCACCTTTGTGCCCACCGACCGGGAGGTAGACGCCACACGCCACAGAATGCACTATGTCACACGTGCTCGAGTGGCGGCGCTCTCCCGGCAGGCGGGTCAAATCTAGTCCAGCCAGCTCGAGCGGCTTGGTGTTTCCACTAGGACCTCTTTGGGGTGCCAGGAGTTCCAAAATGGAGACTATTGGGTGACCAAGAAACGCTCGAAGTTGGCTAGGGTTAGGCGCAGCACGGAGATCATTAGGATAGTCGGGCTGCGCAACTATTACTCTCATAACAACAACGTTAGCACCGCGAACCACGCGCTCGCCGAGCGCCTCTTCTTCGTGAAAGACGGTGATCAATTCACCACACCCCCTGCCCCAGCAAGGGGGGCGTTCCGCAGACTTAACAAGTTTGCATCCAAACTCTTGAACCGCTTGCCGTTAGGCCTCCGCCCCATTTCCATAGAACAATTCCTTTCCTACTATGAGGGCCCTAGGTTGTATCGGTACCAACAAGCCGCGGAGAGTTTGAGCATGCTTGCGGTACGCAAGTTTGACTCCCGAGTCAAGTTTTTCGTCAAGGCGGAGAAGGTGTGTAAGGAGGGTGCGGTGCCTCGTGGGATTAGTCCGCGGGATGCTAGGTACAATATAGCTTTGGGAGTATATCTGAAGTGCGCTGAATCTCACATTTTCAAGGCCATCAACGGCCTCTATGGGGAAACAGTTGTCGCCAAAGGTTTGAATGCAGTCGAGCGGGGTCGACTGTTGCATGACAAGTATAGACGATTCGCGGATCCTGTGGTGGTGGGTCTGGATGCTTCACGCTTCGACCAACACGTGTCGAGGCAAGCACTCCAGTGGGAGCACTCGGTGTACCGAGCCCTCTACCCTGGGGACCGTGAACTGCAACGACTCCTGTCGTGGCAGGTGGTCAACGTCGGGTCATTCTATGCACCTGATGGTACCATCAAGTTCCGAAGGACTGGTGGTCGCATGTCTGGGGACATGAACACTGCTCTGGGGAATGTCTTGCTTATGTGTGCAATGATGTGGACATATGCGCGTGAGGTGCGTGTGCCCTTGTCACTTTTGAACGATGGCGATGATTGTGTAGTGATAGTGGAGCGGCATGACTATGACCGCTTCGTCGGTGGTGTGCAGGACTGGTTCCATGAGCTTGGCTTCACAATGAAGGTGGAGCCGCCGGTCAGTGTGTTTGAGGAGATTTGCTTTTGCCAATCTCATCCTGTGTGGGATGGTACGGGTTACCGCATGGTGCGTGACCCTCGCAAGGCCATCCCCAAGGATCTTTTCTCCGTGAACTGCTTAGACACATTGTCACGTTGGGATCAACTGCGGTCCTCTGTGGCGGATTGCGGGATGGCATTATCGGATGGTATTCCGGTGATGCCAGCCTTCTACGCCATGGTGGGCCGTGGGGCTCCTAGTCGAGTACGGCCATCTAGACCTGAGACCGGTCTGGACTACTTGTCTTGGGGGCTGTCCTACACCAACTCCAAAATCACCGACGAGGCGAGAGTCTCCTTCTGGCGGGCGTTCTCAATTACCCCTGACCAGCAGGAACTCCTAGAACAGGAGTTTGCTCTGATCACTCCGCGGTGGGCCGCCGCGGCCCCAGTGGGCGAAACAAACGAATACAAAATTAACATCACAAGTGCTTTCACGCAACTACTACAACAACGTCAATAAACATTTTCAGAGTGTGTGAATCACCATGTCCTCTCGAAGGCGTCGTAGCAATGCAAGAGGTGCTGTTGTCGCTCGTCGCGCTAATCGTGGCGTTAACAGTAGTGCGGCGGTGGCTAGCTTATGCTCAGTCACCGACCCCTTCTGTCACCATGCCAATGGCGCGCAGTGGAACAGCATCGACTCAGCAGACATGCCTACGATCCCTTACACCTGGAGAGGAATCCTCACAGTGTCGACCGGAGACACCGGCTACGCGGTGGTCGTCTGCATGCCGGACGCGGCTCAGGCCGTGCTCGGTACGAAGGCGATCAGTACTTCGACGACATTCACAGGTCCTGCAATGGGCAGCTTTGATAACAACATCGGTCCCTCGTTTGATACGTCAGACAATGGTGCAATTGCCACCGTTGCTCGCGTCGTGTCGGCGGGGGTGCGTATTTTTGACGCATCTCCCGCCACGGCTGGTGGCGGGTTTATCCGGATGTTTGATCTCAATTGGGCTGACCTGGAG